GCAAAAGAATCATTGCTTGATATCCACTTTTTAACCCAACTTGCTTTTTGTGTTACACAAGGTATTGTTTTTATTGCATTTAATAATTTTGTTTTAGTATTATTGTCTTTAATATAAGTATCTATTAACAAAGAATATGTAACTCCATGGATAGTTTCCATAGCAAGTTGTTGTGTGTAAAATGCCTTTGCCTCTGTTACTTTAACTTCTTGCAAAAATCGTTCTCCTATATTTTCATTTACTAACCCATCACTTGCTGCGAAAAATGCTAAAATATGACTAATAAAATGTATTTCTTCGTCTTTTAAGTTTTCCCAATCTTTTAAATCTCCGTACAATTTTATTTCTTCGGGTGTCCAAAATACTTTTACAGAATCCAAATATTTTTGCCATATGTCTTTATATACAATAGGAAATATGACAAGTCTGTTATTTTCATCATTCAACAAAATTTCTGATTTTGACATTTATGTAATATAACATATATTTTATTTAAATAATATTATTTGCGTTACAACAGTAAAAAAATAATACAATTTTATAAATAACCATGGATTACACTGCATTAAATGAATTTTCTAAAATATACAAAAAAATGAAAAAAAATAATAAAGATTTAAGTAAAATTGATGACATATTAGATGGTCTAAATACGTATTTACAAACAAAAGAAAAGAATGATCTTACTTTGAATGTTTCGAGAAACACTTATATTGAAAATAAATTACAAGAAACATTATGTATTGCTTCAATTTATTATGGTATGGAATATGATTTATATAATCTAAATCATTCACTTTCATCATCTTCATCTGAAAATGCGTACACAGGAAGTGACTGTTTAGGATAAACCTTTGCTTGAAGCACTTTCCAAGTAATTCCAAATTGCTTACCAACAAACCACATATTTGATAATTGAACAATCAACATAACTTCACACCCTTTTGTAATTGCTTCTGGATTAATAGGATTTCTCTTATTGTCGAAAATAGACGTTTTATGTTCTCCGTTGTAATATGGTAGTTTCAATTTCATTGTAGGTGCATAATTTTCTTTTTTCGAAACAGTTTTAATAGGCTTGTACATTTCTTCAATCACTTCAGTGCTTTTTGTTTTTCCAAACCATTTTTGAGAATGATTTGTTGCAACTTTACAAATATACTTATCCAATGTTTCTATCCAACATTTGAATTCTGGTGATGTGAGTGATATGCTTACATCAAACTTTGATGACCCATCTTCATATTGTTGATGATTTAAACCAAATGGTGTTTTTGACTTTGGAATTTGAACAATAATATTTTCACCGTTATGAGATAACCAAATAGATTGACCACCTTTGCTATTTAACTTTGGTTCGCTGAATTTAATATCATTTACGTTAATTTCTGTAAACTTCTTTACGTATACCATTTTGTTATATTGATCTAAATTTCATCATCCTTTAAGTTTATGTATCTCGATTATATTTATATAAAAAAATAAAATAAGTAAAGTAATAAAGATGATGAAATTTCAATCAAAATATTCTTTTGATCAACGAAAATCCGAAAGTTCGCGAATTATTGAAAAATACCCTGACAAAATTCCAATTATTTGTGAAAAATATGATAAAGATAAATCTTCGTATAACATTGACAAAAATAAATTCCTTGCTGGTGGAGATTTAACTATGGGACAATTTATTTATGTAATTCGTAAAAGAATCAAAATGAAACCATCGGAATCTTTATACTTATTTATTGATAATACATTATTACCAAATACAGATTTATTATCCAACATATACAAACAACATAAAGATGAAGATGGGTTTTTATATATCAAATTTAGTTTAGAAAATACATTTGGTTAAACTTTTATTTTATAAGGATTCTCACCTTTTGGTGGATAAGTTGACCAACTTTCAGTTGAACACAAATATTCTTTTTTCTCTTCTTTTTTATTTTCTTTTTTCTTTTTATTTTCCTTTCCTTCTTCTTTACTTTCTTTTTTCTTTTCAAGCGAAGCATCTATAGACTTTTTACTTTCTGATGAATTTAAATTATCTATTGCTGTTTCGGTATTTGATACTTCAGAATTTGACACTTCTTTTAATTTTTCTTCTAATGTATTTTTATCATTTTCTTTATTTATAATTTTAACGGTAGTTGGTCTTTGAATTGACATAGCAATAACGACGATAATAATAGATAATATTAATATTAATAAAGTATATTTAGGATTGTTTCTGATAATATTTAATATTGAATCAAAAAAAGAAGATTTTTGGTTTTGATTAGATATATTAAGTTCTGCCCCATTTGGTGCAGGACCATTAGGCATAGAAGGACCCCCGTTTGGTGCAGGACCATTAGGCATAGAAGGTCCGTTTGGTGCAGGTCCATTAGGCATTGAAGGTCCGTTTGGTGCAGGTCCATTAGGCATTGAAGGTCCGTTTGGTGCAGGTCCATTAGGCATAGAAGGTCCGTTTGGTGCAGGACCATTAGGCATTGAAGGTCCGTTTGGTGCAGAAGGTCCATTAGGCATAGAAGGAGCCCCGTTTGGTGCAGAAGGTGCATTTGGCGCAGGTCCATTAGGCATAGAAGGTGCATTTGGTGCAGAAGGTCCATTAGGCATAGAAGGAGCCCCGTTTGGTGCAGAAGGTGCATTAGGCATAGAAGGAGCCCCGTTTGGTGCTTTGTTCATTTATTAATAATATGATAAAATAATTTAAACAACACAATAGAATTATATAAAAATGATTCTTATTTTAGAATCAAATATTACAAAAGATGAGTTTAATAGTATTATAAATATAATTGATGGAAACGGTCTTACGTTTAAAATAATTGGAAATCAAGGACTAAGTGAAAATGTAAAGGAAATTCATATATTTGGGGATACAAAGTCGTTATCGTTACATACATTTGATAATTATAAAGGTGTAAAAAAGGCAATAAGAATAACGACAAAGTACAGACACATTTGTAAAAAAGAAAATGTAGAAATTGGGTTTCACGTAAATGGTGTAAAAATTGATAATAAAAATTTGAATTTATTTCCTGGATTTTGCGCTCTTGATAATGAAGAAAATTGTGAATTATTGTGTAAATGTTTATATGAAAATAATATTCAAACAACAAGAGGTGGTATATGGAAGCCAAGAACGTCACCTTATGATTACCAAGGAGTAGGTGAAGATGCTATACCGTGGTTGTTGAAAACTGCTTCAAAATACAACATTAAAGTAATAGCAACAGAGGTATTGAAACCTGAACATATAAATATATTGTTGGATGCGGTGGAAGATTGTAAATATGAAAATGTACCGGAGTTTATTATTCAAATTGGTACAAGAAATGCACAAAATTTTGAATTATTAAAAAGTGCAGGTTCACAAAAACGTTTTCCAGTATTATATAAAAGAGGATTTGGAAATACACTTGATGAATCGTTTAATGCGGCAGAATATATTGCGGAATCAGGAAATAAAAAAATATTGTATTGTTTGCGAGGTGTAAAGTCTTGTTTTGGTGCTCCGTATAGAAACTTTTGTGATTTTTCTCAAATTCCTGTGGTTATGAATCAAACAAATTTACCAATTATAATTGACCCGTCTCATTGTTTTGGTACAAAAGAAGTAAATAAAACAAATAATATCCCTTATGCATTATCGGGTATGAGTTCAGGTATTGTATCAGGTGCAAGTAATGTGTTAATTGATTTTCACCCAAAACCTTCAAATGCATTATGTGATTCAGCTCAAGCGTTTGATTTAGAATTTATACCTGTATTGAAAAATATAGCAAATGAAAGTCATAATGCTTACAAAAATATAGTTCAATATTTTTAGTTACATTGTGAAAAGAACTCGTAAAGATTTTCAATATTACTACCTTTGCATACTTCATTTTGACACACTCCATTTTTAAAATAAATTATAGTTGGTATTGATCTTATGTTGTATTTGTCTGCTATATTAGGGTGTTCGTCAATATCAACAGTACAAATGATATGTTTATTTGACATTTTTTCCAAATGAGGTTTTATTTGTTTACATGGGTTACACCATGATGCAGTAAATTGAAAAAATATTTTTTTTTCATATTTTATAAGATTATCAAATTCATCGTTATTTGAAATAACGTTCATTACTATTACTAAAACGTATTTTATATTTATAATAAACGAACCATTGTTTGTATATTTTTTGAATACATATCATCTATGGGATAAATAATTGAAAACATCAAAACAATTTCATATTTGTTTAATTCAGTCATATATTCATCATAACAGCAAATAATTTTTTTGATAACAAAGTTAATATTGTTATTTGTTACATAAATATAAGTAAGTATTTCTGGGATATTTTTACATTGTCCTATTATAGATTGAGTTTGGTTTTGTATAGTTGTATACGCTTCTTGTAATACAGAAGAAGTACAAGAGGCGAGTGCATATTTAATAAGTAATTTATTTTCGTTAAAAGTATGAAAAAATATATTATGTATTTGTGTTGGATTGTGAAACTTGATATTATTTATATATACATGATTATTTGTTGATATATCAAATTCAAACTGATTCCATAAAGATATATTATCTTGAAAACTATAAAGTAATCTATTCAAAAATGGTAATACATTATTATTCATTAAGTTAAAGAATGTTTTGCGTTTTAAATAAATGGAAACCTTAAAATCTTGTGAAAGTTGCAGCAAAGAGTTAATGCTATTGGATTATGAGTCGCAAAGATATATTAAGAAAAATAATTATGTATGTGTAAAAATGTTGTATGAAAATGAAACGTGGGATACGTGTAATCCTTTGAATAAATTTGTGTGTTATTGTGATGATTGTTTCAGACCAAGATTAGATGAATGTAAAAAGCGATTACATAATAAATAAAGTATTGTTCATATTTAATCTTATTTGTTTACTAATTTTTTATTTTTTTGTAATACAAGTCGTAGTTTTGAATATAACCATTAGAGTTAAAGAGATATATGTAATATATATTAATGTCAATAGAAAGTCAGTTTAAGGTTGCTTTGGAAACTCTTCCTCATATGAAAACAGAACATCCGGAATTGGAAATAAGATTGGGTAAATTTGATGAAAATACAAACACATTCAAGTCAAATTTAGAGAAGGAAATCTTCACAAAAATATTAAATATTTTCAAAAATAGTAAATGTTGGAATCAATATATTATTACAAATAATGTTGATTATTTTAGAGAAAATTTAAGAATATCTACTGAAGGTGATAAAGTAGTATGTATAAAAAAAATGAAACTTGGTGTAAGTGATATAAAATATACAAAAATAGATATAAGATTAAGTATTTCTACTGAATCACCATCTGAAATACCAAATGATATTGATTTAAATAAACCACTTGAAAATCAGAATTTTGATACAATTAGAACAAAAGAAAGACATACTTTCAATTATAAGAATATTTGGCAATATGATTTTACGATAGTAAACAATGAAATATTTGAAATTGAAATAGAATTAATTAAACCAAAAGATGCAATAAAAAAGTATACGTCGTCATATTTATCTGAATCGTTATCTATGAAAATAAATGATATTATGCGGATGATTTAAATTTATTTGACTGTTTCAAGTAATGAATAAATTAATTGTTTGTAATATGAGAAATACATTATATAAAGACAATAACATGTTGTATACATCATTAGAACAAGTGTTTCATAAATTTGGGTTTAAGCCAACTGAACGTGAAATGGCAAATTGGAAACGTAAAGACTACAGAAACATTTTGAAACCTTTTATTTGGGAACATATTTTTCAAAATCCATATTGTAGACATGATTTGGGAATTTATAAAGATATTGAAGATGTATTTGAATCAACTTTGATGGAAAATTATTTTGTAGAAAAAAATGTAAAATATGTTGACAAAAATCTTCCTTTTTTTTGCAAAAATTTACAATCTCAAAACATAAAAATATGTACAAATACAGATTTATCAATAAATATTCAAAGTAAACTAATTCATTATTTACATTTACATGAGTTTATTGATGACTGGATTTCAAGTGAAAATGTAAAAAAAGGCAAACCATATCCATATATGATACATTCAATGCTTGAGAAACATAGTATTCACAGTGTTAAAAATGTAATAAAAATTGGTGATAGTATTTTGGATATGAAAGAAGGAAAAAATGCTGGTTGTGGATTAGTGGTTGGTGTGCTATCTGGGGAATTTAATGAAAAAGAATTATTAGAAAATGGAGCGGATGTTGTTTATAAAAGTATTCTTGATTTCAAGTTATAGATACTTAGAGAATAAAGATATTATTATGCTAAACATGGAATTACATTTACAAGCATTTACAAGCGATTCATTGAAGAGTAAATTGCATGAATTATGTGATTTTGAACCAAAATATTATGATTTTCCTGGAAGTATACCTGTATCTTTGAGTAGAAATGATGTAAAATATTTACACAAAAATTATTGTGTATGCGACAAGACGGATGGTTCAAGATATATGTGTTTATGTACAAACAATCAAATATACTTTGTTGACAGATTGATGAATTTTTATTATTTTGGTTCAAATGAAATCGATGACAATGATTATGTGTACGATGGAGAACTTGTGAAAAATAAAGTAAATGACAAATATGTATTTGTAATATTTGATGTATTTGCTTCTGGTGGTAAAGTATTGAAAAGTATTCCAAATCATTACAAAAGAATACAAAATGTTATTGGATTGTTACCACAAGTAATTCAAAATGTTGAATTTAGAATGAAGTCGTTTTTCTTTACGTTTAATTTGAAAAAATGTTTGAATCAAAATCTTCCTTATGAAACTGACGGGTTAATATTTACACCAATGTATAGAAAAATATTTAATGGAACGGATAAAAGAACATACAAATGGAAAGATGGGGTAAATCATACGATTGATTTTGAAGTAGTAAATAATTACATTTATTTATGGGATAAAAACAATGAAAAAATAAAAATATGTAAAGTAGAAGAAGAAACGTTTATTGATTATAGCGTAACTCCTTGTATTGTTGAATGTAAAATTGGAATATTAAATGAAGAAACTATTTGGACAATTATAAAGCAAAGGAAAGACAAAGCAAGACCAAATTCTATGAAAACGTATTTATCGACAATTGAAGTCATAAAAGAAAATATCACAATTGATTATTTAAACAATAATCTTTGTATAAATTAATGATAAATAAGAAAGAAAATAACACAAATGCAATTATATTAAAAAGTAAATCAAATTTCACTAATTTTTTGCTGAATTTATATTCATCGAAGAATTTACTTTCATTTAAAGTAGATGAAAAGGTTTATGAAGGGAAATATGATAAAAGATTATATCCTTTTATACATACACATTTTACTTTGTTATTAATAAAACTATTACACAATATAACATTAAAATGTCCATTTTCTAAGAATAAAATCAAACTAACAAAAAGTATTCATGAATTTGACAAATTGTCTGGATTATATAAAATAGAAGGAGGGGTCATTCCTAATGGTTTTGATTTATGTTGTATTGTATCTTGCTTACCAAATGAAAGTAAAAATAATGGCAAATATTATTTACAACCACATTCAACATTAAAAAAGTTATGTGATGTTTTTAATGTATTATTTTTGAAAACAAAGGTGCATCATTTATCTTATTCTTTTCATTCTGTTATATGTAAAAATGGTTTAAGATCTTCATTACTTTTGAAAAATAAAAAATTACATAAACAAGTAAATGAGTTAAATAAACTAAAGAAAAAACGGAAGATTTCAAATGATTTATGTTATACTATAGTTGACGTACCGTCAATGACATTACATAAATATTTACAAAAAAATAGTTTTGAAATTGCAGAATGGAAAAGTATATTATTTCAAATATTATTTACATTGGCTTTATTAAAAAAAGAAGTACCGGGGTTTGTGCATCATAATTTATCACCAAAAAGAATATACTTAGAAAAGGTACCAAAGGGGGGGCAATTTATATATAAAATAAATGGTAAAAAATATTATGTACCAAATATCGGGTTTGTTGTAAAAATATTACCAAGTATATATTCATTTTCTAAAAAAATGTATGACAATTCGCTTGTTTATGATGAAATATACCAAGGGTCAATGGGTTTACATCCTGACAATACTTGGTTTTATGATTTACATTATTTTTGTAATACGTTATATCATACACATAATGTTCCGAAATATATACAATCAAAACTATCATCTTGGGTACCTAAGCATTTAATAGGAGATTCAAATAATTACACAATAAATAAAAGATTAAGAATATTAACATTGAAACCAAAAAAATGCAAAACTTTTAAGAATCTTTTACAAAGTAAAATGTTTGCGCATATGAAAAAGCCAAGTAAAAACAATATTATGTTTCAAAATGTTTTTAAAATATGATTCGTTATAATTTAATTTTTTTCTATTTTTTTTCATAAATAATGAATATATTCTTGAAAGCGTTTTGTTTTCTGAATTTATGTTTTCAAGGAAATGGTCAAAATGCGACAAATGCAGTTATAAACACTGAAATTAATGAACATAAATATATTATAACGCAAGTAATATTAAATAAAGATTTTGATAACACCGTTATGACAAGAGAAAGTGATTGGGCTAATAATTTTGAAGATGATATTGCATCAACTTTGTCAATAGGAAATGTTCAAGTTGAATTATTAGGAACATGGGATTCGAAAGAAGATGATGTAGATGATGTGATTGTTGATTTTATTGTATATGGCAATAAAGACGGGAGTGATCCAACAAACTACATTGAAAGTTTAGAAGACAAAGTAGATAAAGGTTTATATTTAGAAAAAACAGAAGCAAATGCATATGGAATTACAGTAAATGATAAAACGATATATGATAAATCAAGATGGCAAAGAGCAAAAGATTATGCAAATGATAAATGGGATACTTTTCAAAATACAGAAATGAGTGCACCAATTGTAACCGCGTGGGTGTTGGGTTTAGGGATTCCTTTTTGTATATGCACGGCTTATATACTTTACAAATGTAAAGAAAAACAAAATAATATGATTGACGAAGGTGTAGTTACTGTAAAATTAAATACTGTAAAAACATCTATTTAAAATGACTTAAAGGTTTAAAACTTTAAAATGGTATATGGAAAAAGTAAATATTGAAGATCTCTTCATCGCATTCAATAAAGAAAATAAAGAATTGGCAAATAACGAAGGTTGTATGCGGTGTGGATGTCAAGATTTTATTAATAATCCAGAAGGGTTTCGTGTATGTGTAAGTTGCGGAACAGAGACAAATTCATCTATAAACGAAGAAGCGGAATGGAATGCATTTAATAGCGATATAAGTGAAAGATGTGAATACAATGACAACACTCTTTTACATTCTGAAAATATGTCAACTCAAATTTCATTCAAAAGAAATATGAAGCATTCAGATTGGGCTATTATGAAATGGCAAAGAACTTTTCAATTAAATTCAAAAGACAGATCTTTGATAAAAGTTTATAATCGAATTGAAAATCAATGTACTTTACATGATATTAAAAGTGTAATTATTGAAAGAACAAAATGTTTATATAAATTCATATCTAGTTTAAAGTTGTCTAGAGGGGCTGTAAGAGAAGCAATGTTGGCTTCGTGTCTTTTTTATGCATTTATTGATGATGATAATCCAAGAAATATAGAAGAAGTTGCTTTGGTGTTTGAAGCAAATCCAAAGAAAGTAAATAAAACAAACAAAATATTATCAAATTATTTATGGAATTCTGATAATCATAAGCAATTGGTAGTTCAATCAACAAATAGTGAACAAATAATACATAGATATTGTAATAAAATTAATATAAATCAATTACACGTAGCACAAATTGTGAAACTTGCTTCAAAATATGAAAAAAGTATTGATATGATAGGGAAAGATTGTTCATATGTTGCGGCTCTTGCTATTTATAACTACAATATAAAACATAATTTACAAATATCAAAAGATGATATATGCGAGGCTTGTTATTTGTCAACTGTAACTTTAAATAAACTTTTGAAAAAAGATATTTCATAAATTGAAAAAAAATATTATTTATAATATATAAATGTCAGGAACCGATAATCTTAATAATTTAGGTACTGTCAAATATTATAAAGGGTTTTTGAATCATGCTTATTCTTTAAACACAATTAATGCACAAAAGGGGAAGGATTTGAATTTTAGAATAGCGGATACAAAAAGTTTTAAATTTAATGCATATAATTCAAACAATGAAGCAAATTGTTTATTTCATTTAAATTCTGTAGAAGCCAAGTTTTTCCAACCATTAACTGTAGACAATGATGTAGTAATTACATCTGACTTAGATGTAAGTGGTTCGACCACATTAAGTGGGCAAACAAATGTATCAAGTACTTTAAATGTAACTGGAGAAACAAGTATTAATGTTTCTGGTGATACAAATATTACGGGTAATTTAAGTGTTAATTCAAATGTATTTATTAGTGGTAATTTATCCGTAGCAAACAATGCATTTTTTAGTAATAATGTAACAATTACTGGTACTACTTTACTTGAAGGTTCTTTGTCTGTTGATCAATCTGTAACAATTAATGATACTTTATCTGTGTCTGGAGCAGTGCAAATAGACAACACTTTATCTGTTGGTGGTGATGTAACGTTTAATTGTTCATTAAGTGTAAATAACAATGTGAATATATCTGGAATATTAAATGTAAATCAAATGAATATTAATTCTGATTTAAATGTAGAAGGACAAATAAACTTTGGTGCAAATAGTGAGGGTGTATTACTTGTTGATAGTTCAAATGCATTGTTTAGGCATAAAGATGTTTCAAATGCAAATGCTGCATTAAAACAAGATTCAAGTGGAAATACATTTATAAATGGTACAGTTGTAAACATTAAAAATAGTAATATTTTAATTGAAGACAGTCTTGTGACTATTAATTGTCCTTTAGTAATGAATGATTCATTGACAATAAATCAAACAACAACATTAAATAATACTTTATCTGTAAATTCTCTCGCATCATTTAATGATTCCGTTATAATAAATGACACATTAAGTGTAAGTGGTGAAGTAACATTTAGTGATGATGTAACCATTGCGGAAAACAAGACGTTGACAGTAAATGGAACATCTTCTGTCAATAATTTAACAGCAAACAGTGCAAATATTGTAAGTTTAAATGTAAACAGTGGAAGTTTTGATAAAATTGATGTAAATTATGCTGAATTAAATAATTTATCAGTTGCGGGGCGTGTACAAGTTGGTAGAATTATTGTGACAAATTGTGCTCAATTTAATAGTAATGTACTCATTTCAAATGAGTTAAGTGTTGGTGGTGATGCTGTATTTGAAAGTGATGTTCAAGTAGATGGTAATTTAACTGTAAAAGAAGATTCAAAAGTGTTTTTAGAAAATGGTACATCATTTACATTAAAAGGTGAATCTGAGACAAGTAGTGATGGATATGCTGGTGATGACTTTTCTATGAGAAATAACAATGGTACTTTTATTTTGGAAATGTCTCACGTATCGGGTGATACTGTCAATTTTGCAAGTACTGTAGAAACAAGTAAAAAGTCTTCTATTGAATTTAATTCTACAAGTTTAACTTTAACTGGTCATGAATCAGTAATTATTCAAACAGAAGAAAGTGATGGTTTAATTGAAATCAAAAACAAACTATCTGTATCAAATGATATGTATATTGATAATACATTAACTGTAAATTCGTATGCTATTATTGATAATAGTGTTGCTATTTTTACTCAAAATAATAAGGCAACATTTAGTCATGTAAGCAAGCAAAATAATTCAACAGGTTATGCACTTAACCAAGATAGTTCTGGTAACGTAAGATTAAATGCTCCGTCTACGAAAGTTGTTGAAATTTGCAATGAAGACACTGCTGTATTGACAATAAGTGAAAATTGTGTAACATCAGCACAAGATCTTATATTGAGTCAAGAATTATCAGTATCTGGGTTAGCACAATTTGATGATGATGTAAACGTAAGTGGTAATTTAATTTTTGAAAATGATTCAACTGTATCTGGAAGTGTAAGCATAAGTGGTGCTTTATCTGTAGGTGGTGAATCAGTTTTCAACTCAAATGTTACATTTGAAGGTGATGTTATTGTAAAAAGTTTTGTAAGTGTCAGTGGTGATGTTACTGTATCAAACTCTGCAACATTTAATGGAACTTTAAGTGTCGCTGGTCCTACTACTATCAATAATACATTAAGTGTAGGTGGTGATACACAAATTAATGGAACTTTAAGTATATCAAATAATCTTTATATTGGTGATGGTGAGATTACTTACGATTCTGATGAAATAAAATTTAAACATTCAAATGCAACTCAAACTGCACTAAGACAAAATTCGGCAGGAATTACAACAATTGATTCTTCAAATAGTGTTATATTTCAAATTGAATCGAGCGATATATTAACATTAAACAATAATTCAATAATATTACATAAAGAAACAACTTGTAATAATGATTTAAATGTAAATGGAAGTTTAACTGTTTCTGGTGATGCAGATATTGGCGATTTACAATTTCAAACATCTGGTGACAATGTTTTAATTAAACATAAAGATGCAACAACAACCGCTTTATCTCAAAATGGAGTAAACGGAAATACGACTGTTGGTGGTGATAATTCTGTTATATTTAATATTAACGGAGACAACCAAATGGAAATAACAAATGATTTAGTTAAATTACTTTCTAATTCAGTAGAAGTAACAAATAATTTAAGTGTAAGCGGTAGTGCAACTATTTATGGATCATTAAGTGTAGGAGGATCGTCAACATTTGAACAAGGTCTTGATATACACGGACCATTGTCTGTAAGTAATGATGTAAACATTTCAGGTAATTTAAGTGTAGGTAACCAAGTAACTATTCAAGGAGCAACAACTATTAATAATAACCTTACTGTAAATTGTAATGTTTATTTGAATGGTGATTTAATTGTGAAAGGATCAACAACACAAGTGAATATAGAGTCAACAGAAGTTCGTTTTAATGATAATGCTATTATTTTAGCCTCAAATTGCAATCCAGATGAGGCTCATATATTTCACACTGAAAGTGGTATTTATGTATATGATGAAAATATTGGATTCGTTTACAAACATAATGACTCAGCATCTGGGTCAGTAAACCCCGGTTGGCAAACAAAAGGATCAGATTTGGGTATATCAAGTGACAATAAATTATTTTTCAGAGCAAATAATACTTACAACACAGGTTGGAGTATGGAACTTGATAGCGGAGAAGCGGATTCTTCCGGTAATGGTGTAGACGAAAAAGATCTTGTATTCAAATATTATGATGGAACCGGTAGTTCACAAGTTAAATTAAGAATTGTTGCAATTGACGATGAAGATGATGATGATGATGCAATTTGGGAATAAATAATTTATAGAATTAAAACAATATATAAAACATAAATGTCTCGACGTATTCAGTGTAATACATTAAGTGTAAAACCCAAGAGTGATGGGTCTTGTGGTAACGTAGAATGTGAAACCTTATCTTGTAAAAATATTATTTGTGAAAATTTACAAAATACTCAAAATAAAATTACAAAAATAAATATACCATACGAGTTTCAATTGGGGCATATTAGTTTAGGTATGATGGGCACAAGTAACAATGATTGTTCTCATCAAATAATGTACACTCCTTGTAATTTAAAAACAAAATATCTTAGATTTATTTGGCATGATTGGTTACCGGGGTATCCTGAAGAAACAGTATATTTTAAAATTAATGAAAAAGAGTGGGATAAAGTTGTTTTGAAAGAAACACAAACATTTGTTGAATTTCAAGAAGAATTAAATGAAAATGATAAAATAATAACATCTTTATATGCAAGTGTTTTAGATGAAAACGAACCATCTATTCAATCACTTTCTGTAAATGTGTTTGGAAATCACGAAATAAATATGTAATTATTATAATATAATGCCAAGACTATCAAACTTTAGTTCAATAAATGCAATTATTGATAATGTACAATTGAAAAATATTATTACAGATAATTACATATATCCATATAGTTTAAACATTGCAACAACTGAATCATTGCCTGAAGAAGGTGATAGTTTTACAACAATGTTTTACGTTCCATTTAATTTTAAAGTTCAATCAATATCGTTACAAATAAATCAACAATTTGATAAAATTTCAAATGTGAAGATAAATGTTTGCAACAAAGAATTTGAATTTTCAATGAGTCCTGAACAACCAACTTTAAATAAAAGTATATCAAATATTGTGTTAAAACAAGATACATATAATAAGATTAAAATTGAAAATATGAAAAACGATGAAGGTGATGTATGCTCTTGTAGTGTATTTTTACATGGTAAAGTAAATTAATGAAATAATTTAAATCAAAGATTAAATATTTAAATTTTGATTTAAAATATTTAAATATTATTTATCATATTCATGTAATGTCTGATAGCGGTAAATATTTATTAAAATTCAAGACAGTCCAAGCAACTGGATTTCAAAAGTTGATTGAGTGTATGAAAGATATATTAACAGATGTGAATTGGGAATTTGACAAGACAGGAATTAAAGTTTTATGTATGGATGGAAGTCATGTATGTTTGATAAATATGAAATTAAACTCTGAAAATTTTGAATACTATTATTGTCCAAATAAGATAAAAGTTGGTGTAAGTATGAGTAATTTTTCTAAATTGATAAAAAATGTAGGAAATAACGATGCTATTGAAATGCATATTAGTATTGAAAACTCTAATTCATTGGCTATTATTATTGACAATATGGATAAAAAAATATCAACAATGGTGAATTTAAAATTATTAGATATTGATGATTCTGAAATAACAGTACCTGATACAACACCGGACATTGTTATAACAATGTCTTCTCAAGAATTGCAAAGATTTTTTAGAGATTTATTAATTGTCAATGATATTTTACAAGTAGAAGCATGTCCTGAATATTTAAAATTATCTTGTAATGGGGACTTTGCAGATAAATGTGTTTTTATAAAAGGATCATTTGTAGAAAATTCTGACCAAATAAATGAAAATAAAATTGTAAAAGGAAAGTTTTCATTAAAATATTTGAATTTATTTACAAAAGGTAGTACAAATATGTGCAGTGTTGTCGAAATTATGTTAAAAAATGATTATCCAATTTTAATAAAATACGCGGTTGCAAGTTTAGGACATATTACATTTTGTTTAGCACCTAAAGTTGATGATTAAATTCCTGAAAACAAATAAACATTACCAATATTTGAAAATAAATGAACTCCGACGTGAAATATAACCCAAGGGTAATTAAAATAATATGCAATTTGATTACATAAAAAACTTATTATACCTGCAAAAATAAAACACAAATAAGTAAATTGATATTTACAATTAAATGAAATAAAAAAGCAATAACATAACCAAAACTGTACATTGATAATATCAATGTTTTTCCAAAAGCCAGGCTTAGGATTATCCCAATATTTAATTGAAGTAAAATAAATAGATACACTCATAATAAAAAAATCCCAATGTTGGTAATAACAAGAAAGTAAAATAGATAAAAAAGTAAAACGACTTGATATTTTAATTAAATTATGTTCATTACTTGAAATAATCATTACAAGTTTAAGTGTTTTATTTTTTTATACATTATATATTAAATGCAATCAAATTGCGATGATCCTTTTTGGGTAAATGACCCGTTTTTGTTAATAAGACCTGATAGACTAATTGAGTTTTACCCTTCATTAGATATGTGTGCAAATGAAAGAGTAAACGCGGTGTCAAGATTTATATTGTATGCTGGTCTTTGTACAGCATTTATTAAAAAAAATGTTAAACCTATAGCCATTTCACTGGCTATGATAGCAACATTGGCATTTTTATACCATCCAAAGTCAGATAAGGAAATGTTAGAAAAATATTTTCATAATAAAAAAATGAATTGTTCGTTATCTACAAATGATAATCTTTTTATGAATTTATTACCTCTTGACCCTGAATATAGTAAAAAAGTAAATCAAAAACCTTGTGATGAAATAAAGTTACCAAACAATAGAAATTATACAGTGCCACAATTGACTGGTGATTTTGCTCATAATTTACATTCTAAAGATATGGGTGCATGTAAAAATGGCGATCAAAGCGCTTGTAATGTTTGAAAAATAAAATGTAATTAAATAAGTAATAACTACTATGAGTTTACGAATAAATGAATGGACGCGAACACACGATGATAAATGTAGATATGAACACGAAAAAAATATGTCTCAAAGACCTCTTCGATATATTACAAATAATTTACAAGAAAGACCAGACGAACATTCCGAATTGGGTTATTACACAGCATCAACGCATGTGTCATCAAATGTAGTTGATAATGCTTCAAAACTAAGACCACAAATGACTCATTTAAATGAAATTCAAAATCTAAAAACAAGAGAAATTGCAACTTTGCCTTATATGGGAACTGGTGAACTAATTGGAGAAAACGACTTTGTAGATATTAACTCAGATTTAAGAGGTAATGCAACAAGATTAAGTTCTGAAGGTAAAGTTCAAGTTGAATATTATACACCTGGATTTTTGTCAAATGACCCACAAATTGGTGCTGTTTTACCTAATGAATGGATATTAGGTGGAAGAAGTTCAAGAAACGATATGAGAGAATTATATAAAGAAGTTTGCAATTGTTAATTTATAAATAAAAAATGTTATCTTTTTAATAAATGGATTCATTTACAACACAAGATTGTACACATTATTCAACAGCACCTTTTGATTGGATAACAGATTCTAATCTTTATGATAATACACAAGCAAACAATTTAACACCTGGTTTATTTTTAAAAAACGACAATCCTTTACAAAATAACATTGATAAAGAATCGTCATTAATTGGATTAGAAAATACCATTGGAAGATGTGAAAATGTTGATGTAAAGGCTTTAAACAAAGCAAAAGAATTGTCAAGTGGTTTACAAAGAATTTACAATGTTTCAAATTCTAAAATACAAAATAAACAAATGTTTTTAAATAATACAAGACTTACACAACCAAGTGAAAGTATAAGTGAATTGGATTTTAATAGATTCATAGATTTACATAACAATCCTCAAGAAGTAAACAACATTATTGAAGATCTTTCATTTAGTTTTGAAAGAGGTGGTAGTTGGTCTAGAAATGACTTCAAAGATAATTACACATGTTCTGTAAGTGACAATAGAGGTGGAAATCATAAATAATTATATTTTTTTATCAATACGTGAAGTCATATAAAATAAAAAACTATAGTTATTTATAAGAATGGAGACAGCATATATAGTTTTAGGTCTCTTAGGAGCGGGATATTATTTAAATAAGAATGGAAAAACTCCTAGAGACAATTACAATTTAAATAGCAAAATAGATCCAGATTTAATTGCTTATAGCGATTCAGAACAATTTCAAAATATAAATGATTCAAACGAAAATTTAATAAATATTAAACCTGAATTTCAACCAAATGTAAACAATCCTGCACAATCTTATAATTTCAATAATACGACTCAATTAGACCAATTTATTGGACGACAACCAAAAAACATAAAACCAAAACAAGAACAATCACCTTTATTTGAACCTACACCAAATGTATATGATAATGCACAAACATTTCATAATAATGAAGATTTTAAAAGAAGATTTGTTTCGTCACAATATATGAATAACGAAGTGCCAATTCAAGCGAAACAAGTAGGTCCTGGGTTAAACGTTGGTCCTGATGTAGTTTCAACAGGTGGTTTTCATCAACATTTACGAATAATGCCTCAAAATGTTCATAATTATAATCAACTTGAAGGTAGAGTTATACAAGGTAAAGCAGAAACTGAATCGTATACGCAAAGACCTGAACCTTTACCTGAATTAAATAACCCAAGATTTTACATTCGAAGTGACGAATCCTTTTTACCAACAATGTCTTCTGTTCAAAAAATGACATCTCGACCCCATGTTGTACAAAGCGATTCTGATATACGTGGTATTAAAGGAAATAATGAATTACACATAGGAGGCGCAGTTTCATACAATAATGACGTGTCTTATGGAAGAATGGGAGATTATTATATGAAAGATACTGATCGTGGATGTGCAAATCCAATGATAGCAAATGCTTATCAAGGAAATGGACAAAAACTTTACAGTGAACCACAAATGTATTTGACAAATAGAGAAGAAACATATCAACATCCAATCGGTATGCCATCTCAAGGAAATGCTTATGGAGATAACAGAAATGTTCAATATGATATACAAACTCAAAGGGAACAACAAACCGATGCAATGGTGAATGTTCGTGGTTCTGAACAATCTCATATGATTGCAACAGGTTATAGAAGTGACCCAACAAATAGAGGTAACGTTTCTATACCTGGTGCACCTTCTTTTCAAAATAAATATGGTACAACTGAATTGGATTCAGCATATACAATAACAACCGGAAAAGAAACAACACATCAAGAATATGTAGGTGGCGCCAATGGTAGTGTTTCTTTCAAACCGGGAATGACTTATGAAGATATAATTAATAACGAAGGGTATTCTTTACGATCTGTTACAGATGAAAATAGAACCGCTGGTCCTCAAAAAATAAATTCAATAAATCAAGATCCAAAAGATAGACTCAAAGATGTATATTTGAAAGAAGAAAAAAATACTTCTCGTGAAGGTGGCGTTACTCCTTCAAATCCACTTTATGGAAATCTTGGAAAAATAGATATTACACCAAATAAATTAGAAAATCCAAATGAACGAATGGATCCATCTTTAATTCAAAGTCAAATGGAAAATAACCCTTTACGATTAGAAGGTAAAAATTGTACCAGTCGTGATTCAAATATAAACATTGATGAACCATCAGGTGTCCCAGTTTATTAACGCGTTGTTTTTTTTGTAATAAAGTCAATGGTGTAATGTAAAATGAATGGTTATGACGCATTAAATGTGAATGTTTTAAATGTAGCAAAAGATGAATATACAAAACAATTAAATTCTATTTTATCTCCTTTAATTATGGAAGGTATTGATTCTATTTACAAAGATGCAAAAAAAATTGAAAATGATAATGATGTTATTCATAATTTTCAATTGTTGCTAAAAGAAGTACCACATTGGAATACGCATATTATTTCTACTGAATGTGATAGAATAAACAAAGTTTGTGATTGGTTGCATGATCTTGTTACAGCAGTATTTGTTACAAATGTAAAAATACTTACATCTGTTAAAATTGTAAACAAATCAAAACAATTCAAGTTAAAAATGCCAAATTTTGATACATTTGTACATGCTGTTTACATCGAAGTTGCTCGTTTCTTTTTTCATAACCCATTTTTACTTTACGAATATGACAGAATTACAAAACGAAATAAAAATAAAAAAGAAGGTTTACGAAATATTCAAAATTGCGTTGAAGAAACCATTCGAGTTTTATTACCTGTTCAACATATTTTAAAAGAATATATGCAAGATAACGGAGAAGAAGAAGATGAAGATTACCAAATGTTAGATAAAAATTCTATAAAAAGTGCATCTGAAATTGTAAATCCAAATATTACACAACGTTCAAATGCTGACAATGCAAAATTAAAAAATATGGTTCAGCGTGAACTAGATAACAATAAAGATATGTATGAAATGCAACCCAAAAAACAAACAAATGATTGGGATAACTCTTCTGAAGTACAATCTAAAGACTGCAAATCCCAACATAATGATCTTGAATCTGTATACGAAGAAGATGAAGATGAAAACGAAGTCGAAGAAAACGACGAAAAACCAGTACCGTTAAATGCTATAAGTGAACCAAAAAATGTTACTTTAAATGGAAATGATAATAAATCAAGACGTTTTATTGAACAAGAAATGTTAAATAAAGAACGTCGCCAAGAAGAAAATTCATTAAAAGAAAATGAAAATGAAAATGAATATGAAGAAGACGATGATGACGAGTTAAGTGATATTTCAAATGAATAAAGTTTTTGAATAAAATTCGTTTTATTATAATATTGTTTAATATTGTTATAGTATATACAATGTCTCAAATAATGCAAATTCCTGGTTTGGAATTAAGTATATTTGTTGGTATGGGAACATTTGCTGGATTATCAATATATAACAAGTTTACACAAGATATTGAAGAAATTAATTCAAATAAATATTTATTGAAAGCATCCGTAATTTCTTCAATAGTAGTACTTATTACTTCTTGTATTTTATCACAGAAAAATACAACATCAAAACCTTCTGAAAATATTTTAACTCAATTTTAGTTTTAACTTATTGAAAAATAATAAAATAGTTTTTTTTCTAAAAAAAAATATTAAGTATAAATTATAAAAACAATGGGAGGAGGTTTAATGCAATTGGTTGCTTACGGATCGCAAGATGTTTATTTGACTGGCAATCCTCAAATCACTTTTTGGAAAGTAGTATACAGACGTCACACTAATTTCGCTCTTGAATCTGTTGAACAAACTTTTAACGGAACAGCAAAACCAGGTAGTAATGCTGTTGCGACAATTTCTAGAAACGGCGATCTTATTCATAAGTGTTATCTTGTTTTTGATTTTGAACATCCTAATTCAGTAGAAAGTGTAGCAGCCGCTCATAACTTGATTGAAAGTGTTGAACTTGAAATCGGGGGACAACAAATTGACAAGCAATATGGTGATTGGATGACTCTTTGGAATGAACTTTCTCTTTCGCAAGACAAACAAGTTGGTTATACAAATATGGTTGATGGTAACTCATTAGAAAAGATTTACGTACCTCTTCAATTTTACTTTTGTACTAACCCCGGACTTGCTTTGCCATTAATTGCTTTACAATATCATGAAGTCCGAGTTAAAGTAACCTTTGGTGGTAATAATAACGATTTTAAGAGTGCCAAACTTTGGGTAGATTATGTGTATTTAGATACTGACGAAAGACGCCGAATGGCTCAATCATCTCATGAATTCTTAATTACCCAACTTCAATCTGATGGTGGAAATACTATTTCAAAAAGTACTATGTCAACTGTACGATTGAACTTTAACCACCCTGTCAAGGAACTTGTATGGTGTGTTGACGGTACTACTGTAGCTGGAACAACCTCAGGAAATAAATTGGGTAATCTTGGTACTTTACGAACATTAAGTAACGATTCTGTACACAAACTTACTTTGAATGGTCACGATCGTATGGCACCACGTTCAGGAAAATACTTTACTCATGTACAACCATATCAACATCACACTAGAGTTCCATCTGGTACTTATACAAACAAAATAGGTGTTTATTCATTTGCCTTGAAACCTGAAGAATCTCAACCAAGTGGTTCTTGTAACTTCTCCAGAATTGATAACGCTCAACTTGTAACAAAGAGTGATGATAGTAGTATTGCAGGTGCTTCCGGAAACGCAACATTAAAAGTATTTGCAACTAATTGGAACGTACTTCGAATTATGTCCGGTATGGGTGGTCTTGCTTATTCGAATTAAATTTTTTTAAATAAATAAAAAAAAGTTTATTTTTTACAATTCAATAGTTTCAACTTAATAGTTTTTTCTGAAAAAAAAATATTAAGTATAAATTATAAAAACAATGGGTGGAGGTTTAATGCAATTGGTTGCTTACGGATCGCAAGATGTTTATTTGACTGGCAATCCTCAAATCACTTTTTGGAAAGTAGTATACAGACGACACACAAATTTCGCTCTTGAATCTGTTGAACAAACTTTTAACGGGACAACATCTAGTGGTAGTAATGCTGTCGCGACAATTTCTAGAAACGGTGATCTTATTCATAAGTGTTATCTTGTTTTTGATAATGCTACTGTATCTACCATAAAAGATGCTCATAACTTGATTGAAAGTGTTGAACTTGAAATCGGTGGTCAGCAAATAGACAAGCAATATGGCGATTGGATGACTCTTTGGAATGAACTTTCTCTTTCTGAAGATAAACAAGATGGTTACAAAAGTATGGTTAAGGGTACCTCATCAGAAAAGGTTTACGTACCTCTTCAATTTTACTTTTGCACCAATCCCGGACTTGCTTTGCCATTAATTGCTTTACAATATCATGAAGTTCGAATTAAAGTAACTTTTGGTAATACTACAACCTTTGATAGTGCCAAACTTTGGGTAGATTATGTATATTTAGATACTGACGAAAGACGCCGAATGGCTCAATCATCTCATGAATTCTTAATTACCCAACTTCAATCTGATGGTGGGAACACTGTTTCGGGTAGTACAGAAAAAACTGCACGATTGAACTTTAACCACCCTGTCAAGGAACTTGTATGGTGTATTGATAGTGGTGCAAGTAATAAACTAGGCAAACTTGGTACTTTACAAGAATTAAATAACGATTCTGTACACAAGCTTACTTTGAATGGTCACGATCGTATGGCACCACGTGAAGGAAAATACTTTACTCATGTACAACCATACCAACATCACACTCGTATTCCATATGGTTCTTCTTATGCAAACAGAATTGGTGTTTATTCATTTGCCTTGAAACCTGAAGAATCTCAACCAAGTGGTTCTTGTAACTTCTCTAGAATTGATAACGCTCAACTTGTAACAAAGGCTACTGGTTTAGCCACCGGTTCTACCGCAACATTAAAAGTATTTGCAACTAACTGGAACGTACTTCGAATTATGTCCGGTATGGGTGGTCTTGCTTATTCGAATTAAGTAAACTAACAAACTAATAATTAAATAAAAACACAAAAAAATAATTTTATTTATACATTTATTTATTATTCGCGAATAATAAAAATAAATATATAAAACATTTTGAACTCATATAATTTAATCTTTTAATGACAACATACCATTTGAACCATCTCCATGAACTAAACGAATGTGTGTTGCATTTTTAGGCGCTTTCAATACTTTACGCTTTGTTTTAGATGGTACTTTATCCCAATTAAAAAATGCACCATCCAAACCTGCAAATTTTCTTACCTTTTTTGTCACAATCTGAAAATTATTATCATTTGGCGTTACATATGTAGCATATACAATCTTTTTGTTTGATTTTTCTTCAGGTGTTACTTCAGGTGTTTCTCCATATTTAAATTCTTCATCTTTATGATGAATGTATGCAAACATCTTACTTTTACACATATAATGAGATACAACGTAATCGTCAAATTCACTTGTACCAATTAAATGATTTTTAAATGAATCACAGTTTTTACACGAAATGTAATATTTAGTTTTCTTATATTTCTTTACACACGACGCAATTGTAATAATTGTCAAAATAGAAACAAGAACAATCATTTATATTCTATAATTCTTTATGCTTTAAATTCAGTTCTTGGTAAAACTTGTAAAGAATGTTAAGTTCATTTTTATCAATGTCTGGTATACGAAACCAAGGAATAGGGTACGGCTTTTTACTATGTTCTTTACAATGTAACAAATATTTCATATATCTTTCAGTCCATTCTTCTTTTTTTGAATAATTTTCCCATTTACGAAATTTTCTTGGTTTGAATTCATCAATGTAATGTTCATCATCATAATAACTATTTTCATTATCATCTTGAATATACCAAAAAAACCAAATACAAAATCCACAAAAATAGCCAAAATGGTCAAATGTAAAATAATTATACATTGTGTATATTTGTATATTTACTTTTTAAACAAATTTAATATGAATGTAACACCAAATAATGATGTTAATTTTGCTGCATTGTAAGCAAAAGGAAACAAATGTTTATGTGTTTCATCGGCTTTAAACAACACTCGTAATAAATAATTTATATCTGTTATACTTGACCAATATTGACTATTTTCAGTTTGTTCACATAATTGAAAACAAAATGGTTTATGAAAACAATATACATTTAAATAATTACTCCAAAATATATCACTTGCACAACTCATTATTTTATAATGTTGTAAATAAAGTTTCATTGCTTTTTGTGAATAAATAACACTATGAGCAGCACCACCTTTATAATAATAATGGTTCATATTGATAGTACAAGGGCACATGCAATAAGGTAAAGCGCCTAAATTATATACTAAAAAATCATTATTATTGTCCAAAAATACTTGAATTTCTAAAACGTATTTTTGTAAATCTTCAAAACTGTCTGTAAAAAAGAAATCATCTTCAAAAATCAAAACTTTTTCATAATTTTGAAGTAAACATTCAGTGAAAATTTGTCCATAAAAATCGGAAATATCTTTCGTTGGATTTGTAATCCATTTTTCTTTTTTACAATTTTTGAAACCTTTGTTGTGGATAATTTGTATTTTGTTGTATGGTTTATAATTTATTAATTGATGTAAATATTGTAATCTACGATTGCTGTTTTCCATTGTCATAACATAACAAGCGTCTATAACGTGTTCAAATAAAGTATTTGAAAAACGAAGAGTTTCTTTTCTAAAACATTTTGAATCCATTATTATGTAATTTACAAAATAATTATTGAGTTAAAGGGTTAAAATATATAAATTACATAATGGAAGATTCTAAATTCATCAATGCAAGAGAAAAATTAAGAAAATCATATGAAGTTGAAAAGAAAAAGAAAAGTGAACGCAAATTGATTGTGATAACAACCCAACATATTGAAGATAATATTAAGTATCGCAAAAGACGTAATTAATTAAATATTGTATTTAAATTGCTTTGGAATGCACATTGTTGAACATACTTTTGAATAGTTTAATCTTCCGTAATTTCTATTACAAGTTCTTGGATCAACAATCACTTTACCACTTGCGTCTAATTTGGTAGGTCCATATCCCCATCCTTGTTTGTGGCTCCATGTACCATCTTTGTCTTGTCTGTAAAAATGAAAATCTTGACTGCCTGGTTCAGGTGATATAACCATCATTATTTTTGTGAGTCCTTTTTCACATGCTTTATTTGGGTCATTGCATTTGTATGCTCCATTTCCAGCATCTCTTAATACGGCTTGTGTAATATCACCACATTTTAATGGTATGTATCGAGAATTGTTGTGAATTTTTAATCTATTTTCACCAGGTTGAGCTTTATGTGGTCTCCAAAATCGAAATTGATTTGCTGCATAAGCATAACAATTATTTGCTTCAATAAATTGTTTGCGAGATCCCCATAGTTTTATAAAACGAGGTTCATATCCACTTGTTGGCATTAATTTTACATTTTTTGGTAAAACGTGCTTTGGTAAATGCTTTTGTAAACGAACACCATTGTCAAATACTTGATCATTTTCTTGTAAAGAAATTTTAAAAACTTTTATTTTTCTTTGGTTTTTATTATTTTTGGTCTCCGGTCCTGTTTTTGCCTTTTGTACAAATAATTCATGCAAACTTTTCTTTGCAAATTCACTTACTTTTTTATTTTTACTACTTGCCATTTTTAACAATTCATCTACAGTGTAATCACTTGATAATAACTTAACAGGTGCACTTTTTGCTTTGGGTTTTGCTTGAGAATTAGGTATTGGATGTATTTTGGATTTAGATTTTGCTCGGAATCTTTTTTTAGGTATTGGCTTTATTTTGGATTTAGATTTTGCTTGGGATTTTGTTTTAGGTTTTGGCAAAGTATTTGCTTGGGAATTCATTGAATTTGAATTTCGTTTTATCAACATATATTATTTACAAAAGAAATAAATAAGATTATTCTATTTAAATACAAAAAAATATATAATATGTAATGACCGATTTACCAAATGTTGCAATAATAACTCCTACTTATAACAACAAAAGATTTTGGAAGTTAATGTTACAAAATCTTAAACAACAACAATATCCTCATGAAAAAATGACTTGGTATGTTTTGGATGATTCAAACCGTAAAGATGGTAATGGTATTCACGAAGTTGTTGATATACTGAAAGAACAACTTTCTCCTATTAAAATGGTATTTAAATCAAGAAAACGATGTCGCCCATTGGGGAAAAAGAGGAATGTATTAGTTGAAATGACTAATGAAAAGTATATTTTGCATATGGACAGTGATGATTTTTATCAACCAAACTGGGTAAAAGCATGTGTTGATGGTTTAATGAAACACCCAGAAAAAGGATGTATTGGAAGTTTGACTTTACCAACATTATTTGTTCATGAGAGGAAAGATAAATGCATTATTCAATTAATAGAAAAAAGTAAAAACCCACAAGATGTCTATCCTGGATCTCTTGCTTATACCCGTGAATATTATGATAAAACAAATGGATTTGAAGAAACTGAGAAAAATGAAGCAATTACTTTTGCAAACAAAGGGCAAACACTTGTTATGTCACCACATGGTCCTATTATGAGAATGACACCACATTTGCAATCAACAAACACTTGGGAAACTGTTGATCCTCCAAAAATGTTGGAAGAAAGTAAAATTGTCAATGCAAACATTCCTGATGAATTAATGGCAATGTTTGGAAAATGTGCATTTAATAATGATAATTTTGTTTTTGAAAATGTTGATGACAATCTTCCTTGTGTTGGTTTGGCTATGCCAACTTACAATCGCAGACGTTTTTTTCCAAATATTATTGATAATTTAAAAAGACAAACATACCCTATGCATAAAGTAACATTGTATATTTATGATGATTCACCTCCTGGAAAGGGGTTTCATGATTTGGTTGATGAATTACGTGAAAAAATTCACCCAGTTAAGTTGGTATTTATTAGTGGGATGACTCAAATCAAACCATTAGGAAAAAAGAGAAATGAACTTGTAAAATATATTATTGAACCATACATTGCAAATATGGATGACGATGATTTTTATCATCCAACATGGCTTCGAAGGGTCATTACTGTTTTATTGGATAATCCAGATAAAGGATTGGTTGGATGTGTTGAAATGCCTCATATTTACATTCATAGTAAATTTGAAAATTGGAAGTTAATTTTAAACAATCCAAATGCTTATAAAATTCAAGAAAATATGAAAAAATTAGATTACATTGGAGAAGCATCTATGGCTTACACACGAGAATACTTTTATTCTCAAGGAGGATATGGCGAGCAAATGATTCAAGAAGGTGTGAAGTTTATTGATCCAAAACGAACAATTGATATAAGTTGTTTGGATATTTTGATTTCAGTAAATCTTCATCCTGATGAAGTGGGACATGTTTCTTGGAATACAAGTAACAAGAATATGTTGTTTGACAAGCAACAAGTTGGATTCAATATGCCTCCGCAACAAGCATTGAAAATTGCAAGATGTGCATTTGATGATCAAAATTTTGAATTTGGTGATAGCAACCCATTTAAATTGCCACAAATTGCAATTGTAACACCAACAAGAAACAACAAAGCATTTGAATCGTTAATGGTTGACAACATCAAGAGACAAACATATCCAAGTGAATTAATTCATTGGTATATTTTGGATGATTCAAGTGACAAATCTCTTGCTTGGGATGAAAAAAGAATAAAAGAAAAACTTGGAAAAAATGTGAAAGTAACATTTAAGAAATTACCAAAACCAGTTAATCCAATTGGAATAAAGAGGAATTTACTTGTAAAAGGTGTGAAAGAAGAAATTGTTGTTCATATGGATGATTGTCATCATTACATGAAAGCGTATGTGAATGTATTGGTAACGGAACTTCGATCAAACGAAGAAAGAAAACTTGTTGGAAGTAACGTAACACCTTATGTGTATGTGCATGAAAATTTGGAAAATTGGAAATTGGTTGGAATGGCTTTTGGAAGTGACGCAATGGTTATATCACCAAGTATGGTTGCTTATTATAAGAGTTATTTTAAGGAAAGGGATGGATTTGGAGGAAATGAAATTCCGATTCAGCAACAACATGGATGGATGGGTCAAGAAATTAAAAAGATGATTGATTATCCAAAAGTCTATATTGTGAATGCATTGGATAAATTGATGATGTATTTGTGTACACATCCGGAAAGTTCGAAGCAAATATCAAGAGAAGGGTGGAATACGACTTTTGCATATCAATGGTTTAAATCAAATGGAACTGATTTTGATAAATTGCAAATTACAAATGAAGAAAAACAAAATATTGCAAGAGCGGTGTTTGATGATAGTGGGTTTAAATTGAATGGTGTAGCAACGCCAGTTGTACCTAGAACATATCCAGATATTAAACCAACGCGAAGGGAAAGTATTGCATTTATGATACCGACAACAACTAAAAAAAGAAACCATAAAGCAATTGAAGATACAGAAGTAGTTTCTATATTTTTGAAAAATCTGAAATTATCAAATCATGATCGTTATGATTATAGTTTATATTTGGGTTATGATACTGATGACGAATTGTTTAATAAAAATAAGAAAAAATTAAATGAAATATTTCAAAATATCCAACCAAAATTAAAATTGAAACAAATTGTTTTACCCGATAGCACAACAAGTGTTGTTGAAAAATGGAATTATTTGTTTGAAAAAGCATACAAAGATAACATTGATTGGTTTTACCAATTGGGCGATGACATTAACATTATTGACGAAAATTGGGATAAAGAATTTGTAAATATACTCAAATCAAGAGATGGATGGGGTGTGACTGGACCACTTGATTTGAACAATACATCAATCTTGACACAAAGTTTTGTTGGAAGAAAACATTATGATATTTTCAAAAAGAATTATTTTGACAACAGGATTAAAAATTGGCATTGTGACAATTGGATAACAGAAGTGTATAAACCAGAATTGATGACACGAGCACAAAGTAAAGTAAAAAATATGTCTGGATTTGGAAGTGAAAGATATGTTGTGGATAAAAGTGCTGGTGAAAAACTAAAAGATTATGTATCTGATGGTAAAAAGAAGATTGGGAATGAAATTAATAAACATAATATAACTGATATATCATCAATTGCAACACTATTTAATAAGGGAAATAACATGCCTATTAAAAAGGCTTCAGCAGTTATTACCGGGTTATGTAAAGATGTTGAAAAAGAATTACCCGTGGTACTTCAAAATATGAAAAAAATGGCATCATATTTCGATAAATCACAAATAATTATATTTGAAAATGGATCAAAAGATAATACAAGACAAATACTATCAAAGACTGATAATGTGACAGTTATTGGTTCAAATGATATAGTGAATGGCATTTCAAATAGAATGGAGAGAATTATGAAGATTAGAAATTACATTTTAGAATATGTAAAGCAAAAACAAATCAATCCAGATTATTTTATATCTTGTGATATGGACAATGTTTTGACATATATGGAGGGATTTGAAACTTGTTTTGAAACAAGTGATTGGTCTGCAACATTTCCCATTAGTAATGGTAAATATTACGATATTTATGCATTAAGAAATGAAAACGTACAGTCTGATTGTTGGTTAGATATTGAAAATGCTGTCAGAAATGGGAAGGATCCTGAAAAAGCAAAAGAACAATTCGTTTATCAACATCAAAAAGATTATAGAAATCAAGCAAGTTTCAATGTTATTTCAGCGTTTAATGGTGTTGGTATATATAAATATTGTAAAATCAAAGATTTAAAATATACAATAAATAGTCAAAATGGATGTGAACATGTATTGTTTCATAAGAAAATAAGTGGAAATAAAGTGGTAAATACAAGATTTAGAGTGAATACTTGTGATGAACATCTTAAGATAAATATTTCCAAACTTGGTAATTGTCACGTGAATAGATCATGTGTCATATTGACATGTGGTCCTTCATTGAAAGAATTCACAAAATCCGAAATTAAAAAATTTTGTAAAGGAAAGATAGTAATTTGTATTAAAGAGGCTATAGTGGAATTCGCAGATATAGCAGATTACCATGTATGTAATGAGAATAGACTGCGAAAATATAATAATACAAACAATAAAACATATACATCAATTATGCAATGTCGAGAAATTGATTTACGCTCCGATATATGTGATGAATATGATATTATTATAGAAGAAGAAATTAGGTATCACGATAATAGAAATATTAATAACCAGTTATTTAAAACAAAAGACTTTGATAAGTATAATTTTGATAATAATGTCAAACGCCCATGGGGTCCTGGAATTTTATATGAAACAGTTTTCTATTTATGTTTATATATGGGGATAAAACAAGTTAATACTATTGGTTGGGACTTAATAGATATGAATGATAAAACTGGTACTATATCACATTATTTTGATAAAAGTTCGGATATTGATTATAAATCAAGTCAAAGATGGGGAAATCGTAACTTTTATAATGAAATGAAACTTGTTAATGAAAATATTCCAAGCATGTATGATTATTTCAAAACAAAGGGGATGGAAATATCAGTTGTTGGTAATATGAGTTTTGTAAATAAGCATATACCTAGAATAACATTAAAAGAATAAAATATTTAAAGATGGTTAAGTTTATAATAAACAAAAATGATAAAATTGGTAATTTTTGACTTTGATGGTGTTTTTACTGATGGTAAAATAATATTTGATTCGCACGGCAATCCTATGAAACATTATCAAGCAAAAGATGGTTTAGGGATTTTTAGATTACATGATGCTGGTTTTAATATTGGAGTTATTTCTGGGTGGCCCGACAATACTTCGCAAAATGCGATTCTTAAACATTTAAAAATTGATAGAGTTTCTTTAGGATCGAACAATAAGATAGATATACTTAATAATTGGTGTAAAAATTTAAATATTACTCTTGATAATGTTGCATATATGGGAGATGACTTAAATGATATTGCCGCTATGAACAAAGTAAAATTAGTAGCATGTCCTAACAATTCAGTTGCCCAAGTTAAAGATATAGCCAATTTTATTTGTAAAGCAAATGGTGGTGATGGTGCGGTTAGAGAATTTTGCGAGTATTTAATAAATATTTAAATATAAACAAATATAATATTTAATAAATATTTAAATATAAACAAATATAAACAAATATAATATTTATAATGAATACCCTTAATCATATACCAAATACTAATTTATTATATGGTGATATGAGAACAAGTGACTCCATACTAGAACTGGAAAAGATATGTCTAGATATTTCAGATAGAAAAACAATAATTGAAATTGGTTGTTATAGAGGAGAGAGTACATCAGTATTTGCAAAACATTTTGAACGTGTAATATGTATAGATCCTTGGGAAACGGGATATGATCATACAGATAGAGGTTCCATACAGAATGGGTCATATATCAAAAATGATTTTATAAAAAATATGGAAAAAAATGATAACATTATAATTATAAATAAGTATAGTTATAATGCCATAAATGATGTTAAAAATATATTAAATGGTCAAATGGTGGATGCTATATACATTGACGCTGGACATCAATATCACGACGTTTCCAAAGATTTACACAATTATGAGAAATTTGTTAAAAAAAATGGATATATATGCGGAGATGATTATAAAAATAAATATCCCGGTTTGATGCGCGCTGTTGATGAATTTAGAAATAAAAAAGAATTTATTAACAAAGAATTCAAGGTTTATAAAAACAATAGTTTCACTCTCAGAAAATAATTTGAACATTGACATAACAATAGTTACACTTTCAAAAAATATTTAAAATATAAATTTAATATAAATTGTATTATGATCAACTTGCAATCACTGAATATACACTCCTTTTCATACCCTATTTTAAAAACAGATTGTCTTATAGAAACAAGTAAATATAATGATCTAAAGCAAAACTGGCCAAAATTTACAGATTTCCAAACAACTAGTGCTGGTCAAATATCAAGGAATAATCTTGAACTAAAAAGGGGGAATCGTAATTATCATACAATTTATCCTTTATTTAGAAATCTTTATGACTCTTTTGATTCTAAAGATTTTAGAGCATTCTTAAAATCACAATTAGACCTTGATAACGCATCAAAATATAATGGATTCGTTGGTGACTTTGATACTTCCGAATTAATTATGCACATTGCTGAGTCAAGGGATGGGTATGAAAATCCGTGGCATGTTGATACACGAGGTAGAATTATTCACTTCCTTATATATTTTGGAGACGAAACTATTACCGAAGGTGGTGAATTAGGAATTGCTAACCATAAAAAATTAAATAATTATTCAGAATATAAACAATATCCAAATATCGATGACCTTGAAGGTATGCGGTATATCAAGCCTAAAGATAATGTTGGTATATTTATTTTATCTCAAAATAACTCATATCACAAAGGTTGTTTTACTAAGGGATTAAGAAGGTTTATTTATGCTGGATATACAAATAAAAATGGTGATGCATGGATCACCAAAAATTGGTCTAATAAAAGGTCATTCAATGAAGAAGTAAAATATCAAAAACTTAAAATCTAAATAATGAAAATCATTATTATTTAATTTAACTAATAACTTATTTAATTTAACTAATAACTTATTTAATTTATTAGTTAAAAGTATACTCTGGTGTATTTACTTCTGGATTGTCCCCGGATAATGATAGTTTGCTGCCAGTATGACATGTTTTATTACTATAAATATTATCAAATATACTTTGTATATTTATATTAGTTTATCTTTAAACATACCAATTAATTTATATAATGTATCGATATCAAAGATGTTATATTTTATATTCTGTTGTGTCATTTTTTCAATGAGAAAAAATCTATTCTTCATAGAAATGTCCAAATCTCTCATTTTAACAATGTAATTAGGGTGCATTTTCACATAACCACTTAATAAATAATCTAATTCATATCCCCAACTATTTTCATTCGTTTTATAAATGGGTTTTATATAATCCTGTATGAAATTTAATAGTTTTATGACTCTGTTTAGTTCTATATCTTTATTTTCATTTATAATAACAAGTTCAGATTGTAAATTACCTGCCCCCCTCCCCATTCCAAACATGGTTGTATCAACTATAATATTTCTGGTGACTGAAGTACTTGAAATCATTTTTAGATATTCATAATTACCATATGCATTATTCATATTATTATGTAAGTGAAATCCCATTGAGCATCTTTCATTTAATTGCGAATCAAGTAAATGAAAATAATACTTTATATCATCTTGATGCAATGAACCATATGAATCTGCTACATATAATATATCCAAATTATGTTCATTTATATAATCAATTAAATATTCTAATTCACTAACTTCGTAATTCGTTATTGCCATAGCATTTACACTTACTTTATATCCATAATCTTTTATAGTTTTACACATTTTTAATGCTTCATTTAAATCTTTTTTATGAAAAGCAATCCTAATCAAATCTATATTTGGCTTTTCTTTTAAAATATCGATATTAATATCGGCAAAGTCAGCCATAACTACTGTCTTAAAATTGTATTTTGAAAATGAGTTTATTTCATCTAAATCAAGTGTTCTGTATTTCCCTACTATTTGATTTTTGTAGTTATTTGTTTTATTTATAAAACCTATTTCTACATAATTTACTAATTCGTTACAAACATCATTTATATTGTTAACAAAATCTGTATTATATCTCCAGTTATTAATATAACCACCGTCGCGTAATGTGCAGTCCAATATTGAAAGCATTTATAAGTATATTTTAACTATTATTATTTAAATATTTATTATACAAATATTCATAATCTTCCTTTGTGTTTAAGGATATTTCATTATATTCAATCGTTGGATATGTTTTTATTATGAATCCATGCTCAAGAATTTTTAACTGTTCGCAATCTTCTTCATTTTGCAATGACGTATTAGATATACTAGAGTACATTTCTATTTTATCTCTATTAAATACATAAATACCGGTAAATGTTTTATATTTATAATTTGAATTAATGCTATTTGATTTATTCCATGGTATAATATTGCGTGAATAATATAAAACATTATTTCTATTATCCGTTATAAGTTTCAATGACGCTGTTGATTTCAAATAATTAATGTCATTATTTTCTTCATGAAGTGTTGTATAATATATATCTGTATGTCTATGTTGTAAATGTTTAGATATAGACTCGTCTATATTCAAAGGTGATATGAATGGTTCATCTGCTTGTATGTTAACAATTATATTATAATGACAAGGTATAGACTTTAGATTTTTGGAGATTCTTTCGGTTCCATTACAATAATACCCATTTGTAAGAATTGTGTGACAATTTAATGTTTTAACTTCATCTACAATAATTTGTTCATCGGTAAGTACATAAATATTGTTGTTGAAAAATTTTGATTTCGAAACTTGTTTTATTGTTCTTTTAATACAACTATCTTGATTTAACTTTAACAACAATTTATTAGAAAGTCTTGAAGAGGCATATCTCGCAGGAATACAAAAACATATTCCGTTACAACTTTCAATCATTTTTTATATTTAAAATTAATTATGTATTTAAATAGACTTTTATTGGGTGATTCATCCAAAACTCAGTATGATTTGGATTTATTGATTGAAGATATGATGAACTAATTTGTTTATTACAATCAATGCACGCCGTATTTCATTACATCTTTCGCACTTTCAGCTACATACCAATTTGGATGATTTG